ATATCGTGACGTAGCTGTGGCATAGTTATTCATTATGTCGCCTTCAGGATATCCGGCAGCTGCTAATACATAGCGTAACAATACTCGACGCACTGGTTCTTCATTGCATAGTACAAGGACTTTAGCCCCCTGTTCTGCAAAGCCATCCGGCCCTGCAATCAAGCTGGCATGAAACGATGTTTTGCCTACGTTAGATCGTGCACCTACCTCAATTAACTGTCCACCATCAATGCCAGTGACCTTCTTTTGTAGAGAAGGGATATTAAACTGCCACTTAGGTTTATTGAGTGTCTGTGCAATGATCTCATCAAAGGAGAGATTGTCCCAAGTAACTTCTACCCGTGGTAGAAAGTTATCTTCGTGCTTTTCTAAGAGGCTACGGAGTTCCTCTAGTGATGCCTTGTTTCCATTGACATATTCAAACCCTAAGTTTGCAATCTCTTCACCAATGTGTTGTTGAAAAAGAGTAGACAAGATGTCTCGTGCCACATCTTTTCCAATAACTTTTTCACGCGCAATCTTACTAAACGTTTCTGATACTGAAAGCTTCTGTGAAGAAGTCAGAGTTGGATTCTGTGTTAGGTATATAGCCTCCACCTCTGAGGGATCTAGGCTGCGCTTATACAACGCTAAAGCCTCGTCAATAGCCTTCTTAATCTTCTGACCTTCCTGAGAGAAGATGGCCGTTGGACACTTAAAATTATTATGGTCCTCATGGAAAGAGTAATCCATTAGAGAACGCAGTATCATTAGCTCCATACTAAGTCTTCCAATCTCTGTAAGTCTTCAGTGATACGGTACTTAAGGTCATCCTTCAATTTTAGAGCCTTCACGTCAGGTAAGGATGACCTAAGCATACGGGTAAACTTAAGTGTCTTATCAGCAGCATCCGGGTCTAAAGCCACTATAACACGTCGATATTGCTTAAGCAGCTCTATATGCCTGTCTGCAAGAGAAGTACCTAAAATAGCTAAGCCAGTGACACTGCTACTGGCCACTACATAAGCACTTATACAGTCCTCTACTAAGACACAGACATCTCCTTCTCCATGTACATAGGGTAGCCCTGACCTGCCATACCGTAACCATTTAGGTCTTCTGTAGCCAATCGCGCGACCTGCTGCATCTACAAGAATACCTTCATGGTAGACAGGAAAGACTACCCTATGATCCTTAATGTCGTACAAAACGTGCTTGCTGTCAATACCCCATTCTGTCAGCCATTCTATGGCCGCTGGTGAGAATTGCTGTACTAAAAAGGCAGGCTTGTTAAAGTCAAACATAAAAGGTACGGTATCCTCCGTACCTTTACGCATAACTTTTAATACGTCAGCAGCTGACATATTAGTTTTTCCAGTACCCTTAATACTACAGCTTGCTTTATAACAATTCCATAGAATCCTCCCATTCATGTTAGATGCAGTGAATGTGTTACGACCCCTACAGACAGGACAGTTAGACCTTCTTGTCTCTCCTAAAGCTAAACCTAACTCCTCTACATACTTGTTTAGGTTCATGTTTTCTCTTGCCCTTGTTAAGAGAGTTAAAACGTAGCACGATCTACACTTTTTGTCTAGTACGTGCTTTAACCATGTTAAGATGTGCAAATGTATTAACTATATTTCTTACACCCCTATCCTCTTGGAATCCTACCACTGATGCAATATCAGAATTAGATAATCCAGCAGCTTTCATCTGCGAAACAGCAGTCCTGCGTAGATAATGTACCTTTAATTCAGTAGGTAAATTAACTCGTTCCTTAATCTTGTTTGCGTAGTAGTTAAATTTGTATATAGAATAAGGTTGGTACTTCCCATTTACGGGGTTCATGCTAGGCGCAACATACTCTTGAAATCCAAAGTCTCTCTCCTGCTGCTTAAGCAGGTCAATTAAAGGGTCTTCAATCTCAAGATATAAATTTGCGCCATGGTTTTGTGCTAGGGTTACAATCTTAGACTTAAAATCTATGCTATCCCATTTTAGTGTTCGTATAATGCCCGGAGGCTGAGCCCATTCATAGATTAGTTGGGATATAACACCTATATTTCTACACTTAAAATCTGCATAACACGCCTCAAGAAATTTCATAACTTGAGAATGGGTCCATATAGGAGTGCATATTGTTTTATAAGGCTTAGTTTTCATTACAAAAGGATTTGGAATGCCCACCTTTCCGATATGAAACATTGTTCTACATAACTGTACACACATGCGGCCAATAGTAGCAGAATAGTCTTTCATTATTCTGTTATAAAAATCAACAGCGAACTCCTTGTCTATAGACGCGGCATCCACGTTAAGATCAGGGATATATTTTTCTATAATCTGTAGAAAATAAAGGTACTGTTTTTGTGTAGTATCCTTTAGATTCAACATGCGTTCATGGGTTTTATATAAATTAATTAAATCTCCAAATGTTTTGGTAGTCATAGCATCCTCCATAAAAATAGGGAGGGGAATTAACCCCTCCCCTGATGAAAGCATTACAGCCTAGGCTGCAAGGGCTTTGAATTGTGGGCTGTTTACCCACTTTATTACGGACTGTTCCCGCATAAACATGTTCACTGCCTCATTGTCATTATCAGAGGCTTTCAGTTTAAACCCATTACGTTCATCCGCATACGTGGCATAGTTAGTGAATGCACTGTACAATGCATACACATTATGCCCTCGCGTCTGCGTTTCCTCAAGGTAGAGGTGTCCCATCTTCTCAGCCTTACGCTTACTGCCTACGATCTGTGGAAGCAGTAGCTCAACATCCTCGAAGGCTAGTTCCTTTTCGGCCCACGTTTGTAAGACCCTGCCATGTTCATGGAACTCCACCTTAGCCTTATTTAGCTCATCAATGAAGCTATTTAAGCTGAAGTTAGCAGTGTTCTTACGCTTAACTTTATCCCAATCACCAACAATCATACCATTGGTGCAGAACGCATCAATCGCCCCAAAGAAAACCTGATTGGAGCATAGCCCATCAATGCCATGCAAGGCAATGACACGCTGCGCAACATCCACTTGATGCTTCTTAGTGGTGACGCTGTAACGGACGTTCGGCAGGGTAATATCCATCAGAGCAAAGCACCCATTACGTGCTGTCTTCCAGCTAACCTTAGCATCTTGAAGATCGTGAATGCTTAGGTTGTCCCTAATTGTGTCTTGTACACGGGAGAAGTATTCGGGGTGAGAAGCACACTTAAACTTTGACCCTACTACATCTAGCGGATCACCCGTTACAGCGTTCACAACGTACTTCTTGTGTGCTACACGGGACGACTCAAAGAAGATGTCGAAGTTTACATCTTCTGGGATTTCCCCAAACACATTTTGGTTCATGTTCGGGAAAGAGATAACGGTATCGAGCGGCATTGCATTTCCTTTCATAGCAGCCGTTAGTGACACACTTTTTATACTAAAAAACTAGGCTGTTGGTCAACCTTTTTTTATTTTACTAAGAGTGAGGTAGCATGTCGCACATAGATTCCCACTTATGTGGACTAGATCCTGTGCTTCCTTCTGACAACGGGTACAGGGATACCTGAGATCCCCCTTTGGTCTGTCTTCCCATTCGCATTATGAAAGCCTTTCTATTTCGGATACCCCTTTAGGAGTAATGAAATAAGACAACCCATACTTAGGTGGGATGCGTCGTTCTTCAATCAGCCCTTCCTGCACGATTATACTGACCGCCCTTCTCAGTCCGTTGTCGAAGTGGCTTGCTAAATATCCCTTCTCGTATTGAGAAGCCCACTGCACACGTTGTAATGTTCGGAGCCTCCACTCAGGCGCTGCGATCTTAGTCATTATGAAACACTCCCGTTGCCAAAGGGCAGAGAATAGTGATACCCAACTGGTGGGTTGGACTGGTTCTCTTTATCCAGAAATTCCATGATCTCACCAAGTGTCTCAATGAGAGACTGAGGGGTACCATCAAAAATCAGGGGGTCATGGTCTCCATTAATCACATAGATTTCCTGAACGAGAGTGTCACCCCTTTCGTTTCTGTGTTGCGCTATCGAAACGATAGAGCCTTTGTAGTTGAGGTAAACATTGTTGAAGGATATTTCAGACATTTTCTTCTCCTAAGATAGTCTTTAGACTCCAGAATAAAGCCTCATACTGTGAGAGCAGACTCAAGAGTTCACCCACCTTTTCTAGGTCAGCTTGTCTACTCTCCACTGGGTTGCTTACTGTTTGGTAGTTTCTACCATGGAATAACATTCCTCTAATAGAAACCAGCGCATCATGTAAGTAAGACACACTACGATCTAAGTCGTCAGCTAGTGTGTCGAAATCTTTCGGGCTGTTACCGTTGAGGTTAGGTCTTG